TCGTGGTGGTAATAGACAAATTAAAGTTTTAGATTTTGATGAACGTGTAGATGTAATACCTGTAAGTGATCCAAATATTTTTTCTATGACTCAACGTATTTCGTTGGCTCAAACACAATTACAATTAGCTCAATCTAATCCAGAAATACATAACATTTATGAAGCATATCGTAGAATGTATATGGCGTTAGGTGTTGATGGTATCGATACTATTTTACCTGCGCCTCAAGAACCAAGGCCCACGGACCCTGGACAAGAAAATTCACTATCATTGCGTGGTCAAACACTAAGAGTTTTTCCTGGTCAAGATCACACGGCTCATATCAATGCTCACCGAGCATTCATGTCATCGTTTTTAGTTAAAAATAATCCACAAGTATTAATCATTTTACAGTCTCATGTATCCGAGCATATTTCACAAGCGGCAAGAGAAGAAATTGAAATGAAAAATGCTCCAATAATACAAGAACAAGCTGAAAAGTTTGGTGGTCAAATACCGCCAGAGCTAGCTCAACAATTCCAAATTCAAAATGAAAAAGAAATAGCTGCTTTAGTTGCACAAAAAACAGAAGAAATGGTAGCAGAAGAACAAGAATACTTAGAATCTAATCAAACAGATCCATTACTAGATCTAAAAAAACGTGATCTTGATATACAAGAAGCCGAAATAAATAGAAGAGCCCTAAATGATCAAGAAAGATTAGACTTAGAAAAACAAAAAGTAAATCAAACAGAGAATTTAGCTAAAGATAAGATTGATTCACAGGAAGCGATTGCTCAATTAAGAGCAAATGTTAATATGGCAAAAAACAGGGGGTCATAAATTATGAAATTATCAGCAGCAGAGATAAGAAAACTTAGAAGACAACTAAAAGCTAACAAAAAATCAATAGATCCAAAAGATATCAGAAAACTTTTAAAGGCAGGGGTTAGGGTTCCGCAGTTTACATCAATAAAAGGGTTTAAAGGTGGAGGTTTGACGGAAGCTACAGCACGATTACGTGCACAAGGATTAAAAAAAGGTGGTGTTGCTGAAAAAAAGGTTAGTAAAGTCATGAAAGAGTTTAAAAAAAAGAAATTAAACATAGGAAAATCG